CAATCTCTGGCTCTAACTTAGCCTTATTGTCTCCTGCATAGTTAGGGCGGTCTACTGAGCCCCACTTCATCATCCAGCGATTAAGGGCAATATCTGCGCAGGCTCTTACTTCTTCTTTGCTTAATTTCACTACTTTTGACATGTGGCAAACCTATCACACTGCCACAATATGTGAATGAGCGAAGATTTTGAAGTACATCTAAACCCAGAAGACATTGAGGCCTACAAGCGTATGCACGAGGCAGGCAGAATGGCTGCTGCAGGTGCTGAGATTGAGCGCACTCGTTCCGTACACACTCATGACCACCAAGATCTTCTTGACCATCTTCAGTCTAATAATGGCCATATGATGGGTCGGCATGCTCAGTACCGCAATACCCATGAAGACTCTCACATTCCAGGTGTTCGTCCAATTGACCCTAACTATGATCATGAGTTGTCGCATCGTGAACTAATTGCATTACATCATCATGATCATAACCAATATCCAGATATGGAACATACGACTATTGACGGAGAACATTTCCACCATTAATAAAGAAAAGGAATAAGAATGGCACTAGGTAATGTAGGAAATCCAGTACCACCAGTAACAACCGCACAACCAGGAACAGCGGCTCGTATGCTCGAAGTTGCTAAGTCACAGGTTGGCGTTATTGAGGGTCCAAAGGATAACGAGACACTCTACGGCGCATTTACTGGCGCTAACTTCCAGGCATGGTGCGGCTCACTCATGATGTGGTGCGCTAAGCAGGCTGGTGTAACTATCCCTAACACTGTCTACACTCCAAACGGAGTCGCGGCTTTCAAGAAGGCTGGTAAGTGGGCAGATGCAGCAAATGCTCACCCACAGCCAGGAGACCTCGTCTATTTCTCCTTCGTTCCTCACGCCCTTCCTAATAGCCCAATCCAGCACGTAGGTATCGTGGTCAAGGACAACGGCGATGGCACCATCACCACCGTAGAAGGCAACACGACCCCAGACTCAAAGCCTAAGGGATCTCCTAACAACGGCGGCGAGTGCGCCATGAACGTCCGTGGCTACAAGGTCGATAACAAGCGCCATCTATGGTGCTCTGTGGTCGGTTTCGGGCGCCCAGACTACGTTGGAGCAACATCAGACCACCCAGCCACCCCAGCGGCTCCTAAGGCCCTTCCAGCCTTCCCAGGGACCATCAAGCCAGGGGACACGGGTGATGGGGTCAAGTTGATCCAGCAAGCCCTTGATTTGGACGCTGATGGCGATTACGGTCCTGCTACCAAGAAGGCTGTCATCGCTATCCAGGATAGCCACGATCACCTAGACTCTAACGGAATCGTAGGACCTGCTACTTGGGCTGAAATCATGAAACACCTTGATTAAGGTGTTATGCTCATAAGATGACGAACGAGTATTGTGGGACCCGTACAGGGTATAACAAACACTACGATGCAAAAGAAGTACCTTGTGATGCCTGTAAGTTTGCAAAAAATGAATACATGAAAATTTGGCGAAAAACTACACTAAAAAAGTTAAACCCAGAGTATGTACAAGAACAAAAATCTCTTGCTTCAAAACGGGCTATGAGATGGGCAAAAGAAAACCCTGAAAAAAATGCAGAGTCCCAGAAAAAGTTTAGAGAAAACCATCCAGAAGTTAGTAGAGAGCATAAACGGAGAAGAAGAGCCAGAAAACATGAAAATGGCTATGAAAAATACCTAGAGCAACAAGTACTCGAAACTTACGGCGTTATTTGCCATGTGTGCTTTGAGGAAATTGACCTGGAAGCCCCAAGACAGGTGGGATTACAGGGGTGGCAAAAAGGCTTTCACATAGACCATTTAGTTCCTATCTCAAAAGGTGGACCAGATACGCTAGAAAACGTAAGACCCGCTCATGGAATCTGTAATCTCAAAAAAAGCCATTTCTACTCAGATTTGGACTAATCGAACATTTCCGACACCCTTTCGGAGCCCCTCCAGAACTGGTATTCTGGGGTGGTTCCTTATTAGGGGGTAGAGATGACAACCATCGTGGGAGTCCAGTACGAAGACAGATGCGTCATTGTTGCTGACAATCAAGTGACTGACGATCAAGGTCGCCGCTTTAATCATCCTGATATGAAGAAGATCGCCCAAAGAGGCGCATTCTTAGTTGCAGGCAGTGGTGAAGTCAGTCCATGCGACATCGTGCAGCACTTCTGGGTACCACCTAAGGTTACTGCCACCGATAGAAAAGACGTTTATCATTTTGTTATAACCAAGGCGATGCCATCCATGCGCAAGTGTTTGACAGAGAATGGCTACGACTTCAATGAGGGCAAGGGCGATGGCAAGGCTAACGAGCAGCGCTTTCACTTCTTGATCGCAGTCTGCGGAGAGTTATTCGACGTTGCTGATGATCTCTCAGTTTGTAGAACGGGCGATGGCCTGTATGCTGTGGGTTCTGGAGAGAACTACGCATTGGGCGCTTTGGCGGCTGGAGCCAATCCAGAAGAAGCAGTTGAGATCGCTTGCAGGTTTAGCGTCTACTCATCAGGACCACTAACGACTATGGAGCAATATAAGTGAGCGAAGAGACTCTTTATAAGTCAAACCGACAGAAGAAGATTGAAGAGCGTCAGGCTCTTCAACTAGATGCACTTATTGCAAAGCGCAATAAGGAAGCAGAGGACCGCTGGACTGCGGCCCAGATTCAAGCAGCAGGATTTCAATCAGTACTGGACTACGCAGTAGAGCAGTTTAACGAGCACAAGGAAGAATTAGACGAAGAGATGATTACCAAGACAGAAGAACAGATTGCAGAACGACAAGAACAGATCAAGACCTATCTCCTAACAGAGAAAGACAAGTATTTAGAGAGTATCGGCATTCAGGCTGACTGATAATAGCCTTATGAATAAAAACGACTCCTTTGAGACTGGCAAGAATAAGCGCGGTAAAAAGGCTGTCATCTTTGACCTAGATGGAACTCTGGCGGATATCAAGGACTACGAAGCCCTCCACAAGATCGATAGTGATGAGTTCCGTCAGGCTGCTGATCATGCCGATGCATTTCCTCACATGGTCGCCCTCGCTAAAGAGGCAAAGCAGAAGGGTAGAGATGTCATTATCTTGACCGCTAGGTCTGCCCACTACCGTTCTGATACCAAGAACTGGCTCCATAAGCATGGCGTGCCGTATGACCAGTTGTATATGCGCCCCATCGATAATGACGAGAAGGACAAGAAGATCAAGAAGCAGATTCTTGAGGAGCAGGTCCTACCCCATTTTGAGGTTAAGAAAGCCTACGATGACAAGAAGAAGAATGTTAAAATGTATCGTAAGGAAGGCATTGACGCCGAGAAAGTAAACTAGGGGAGGCTTTACCGTGGGGATACTCATGAAAAAGATTTTTGATACATACAAGTTATTCTGGAACGTCCTCATGCGTATCGTCGCAGCGTTTACAGCAAGTGCACTCGGAGTTATCGGTGCTGGTGCTATCGCCCACATCTCAACTCTTAAGGCTATGACAGTTGCAGGTCTAACAGCCACCGCAACAATCGTTGAAAAACTTGCTCGTGGATTTATGGATGATGGCAAGTTGACTCTCGATGAGATCAACGCCGCATTTGCTGCTGTTGACACCCAGGCCACAACTGCAGCAGACCTACAGGTTCAGGCTCGTCAGCAAGGTGCAGACATCACAGTCTCTGCTGCTACTGGGTCTATCGCTGTTGCGCCAACTCCTGCAGCACCAGTTGCAGATGCCGCTGCTCCAGTGTCAACTGAGGCACCAACTCCAGCAGTAATTGATCCTAACTACAACTAAACGTTACGTCCATCTGTGGAGTAAAAACCTCCACCTTTAAAAGATAGACCAAACGGAGAGAAGACTCTCGTAAGAGCGTAGCCGCATGATTCACAGAAGTATTCTGGTTCTGGGTCGTGAACGCTACGCTCTTTCTCTTGCGTAACATCGCATTCAATGCATGAGTATTCGTAAACCGCCATTATTCATCCTCCATATGTTTCTTTTCGCAATGCCGAGCCATCGATGGTACTACATAACGAGTACCACATAGTTCGCAGGTATACCTAGTTGTGTAAGCGTCTATGGTCCTATTATGCCCATACACGGGAAGAAAAAGAGGGCAAACTAAAGCCATGACAACTACCCTTGAAGCGCAGGTTGAGTTTACCGCGCTTGATCGGTGTGATAAGTGCGGCGCCCAAGCAAAGGTTAGAGCGATCCTTACTTCAGGAGAACTTCTCTTCTGTGGTCACCACGCTCGTGAGATTGGCACACCGCTAGTTTTACAGTCTCGCACAGTCTTTGATCCAGAAGGGGTTTTCAACTATGGGAAACAATAATCTTTCTGTGATGCAGTTCCAGCATGCTAGTAACGGCATGTACGGAAGTCCCGCTGGTCAATACGGTAACTACAACCAAGGAAACTTAAATGAGCAATCTTAGTCGCAAGCAGTTTGAAAAGGCTCACGATATTGAGGCAATGAAGCGCCATCGCGCTATGCGTCAAGGTCTTCTCGGAGCATATGCAGGAATCGGTAATGCATGGACTATGTATCCTGCCTATACAAGTGCTATGTCTGCTGGCAATCTTGTAACCTCTACCTCAGATGAAGCAAGTGAAACACCAGCACAAGAAGCGCACGAAGACTCTATGGGTCTTGGTACCGCTAACGGCATGGGTGAAGGTGGCACAGCAGCAAGTGCAGCAGGTGCTGCAGGCGGGTCTCCTGCGTAATGTCAAAGTACAAACCACGCAAACAACCAAACATTCAAATTAGGACTGATCAAGAACAGGCTGCTCATAAGATTGCTACACATCAATACTCCGCTGAAGGTATTGGGGCTTTGATGCAACTTCCCCCAAGTGGTGGTCCACGTCCATTATCAAAAAAGCAGTTTAAAGGACACGATCCCATTAAGTATTTAAAGGAAGAAAATGAGTAAACAGTTAAACCGCAAAACTCTGATGGTTAATCAACGTCGTGGAATTAAACAA